CGAGAGCGAGCAGTAATCAGCTGATACCGTCTGATTTAGTGGATGAAGCGATGCAGCGCAGTTTGTCTATACGTGATGTATTGGAATCGCCTGTGATATTGGGCGTAGATATGGCGCGGTTCGGGGATGATCAGACTGTGATGGTGCTGCGTCAGGGGCGCAAGGTGCTGAGTATAAATAAATATCGTGAGCTGGATAACTCTGCGGTGGCAAGGATTATAGCGAATATGATTGATACGCGTGGTATTGACGGAGTGATGCTGGATGACACCGGCGGCTATGGAGCTGGTGTCATAGATTTTCTGCGTGAGTGGGGATACCGCGTAAATATAATTGGCGTGAAGTTTAATGAAAAGGCTGCGGATCAGGATAAATTCTTTAATATCCGGGCTGAGATGTGGGGGAAAATCCGTGACTGGCTGCCGTCTGCTGATTTACCGGATGATGAAGAGTTAAAAGATGATCTTATATCGCCGGAGTATTTTTACAGCGGTGACAGCGTGAAAATGCAGTTAGAGAATAAGAGAGATATTAAATCCCGTTTGGGGCGGTCTCCGGATTGCGGTGATGCTTTAGCGCTGACGTTTGCATTCCCGATACGCAAACAGGGGCAGGGACAGGCGATACAGCAGCTTCACAGGAATACAGTACAGAACAATATAAGAGTTTATTGAGGTGTAATTATGGGCAGTGGCGGCGGAATACCTTTTATAGATAATGCGTTGGATTGGGCTAATGATCGGACAGGAGGGTTATTTAATTTAACCCCGGGAGTTGGTCAGCTTGGATTGATATATGACACGGCGACAGGACGGCCAGCGCGTCAGGCGATGGGAGAAGCGCAGAAGGCACAGGAGGAGGCGTTAAATCAACAGAGAGCGGAGCAAGACAGGCTGCAAAGAGAACAGCAGGCAGCGGCCGACGCGGAAGAAAAACAGCGAGCCTTGGCTAATGAAAGGATGCTTGAAGAAAGTTTATATGCTCAGCAGGCGGCCGGAGGAATAGATACCATTTTAACCGGCGGCGGGGGTGCATCCGCTTCAATACAGAACAAAGGCAGACGTACACTTTTAGGGAGTTTTTACGATGCTTGATAAGCGTGTGGACGATATCAATAAACGCTATAAGGCGCTTAAGGATAAGCGTAAAGACTGGCTTGAGATCTGTAAAGAGGTGACAAAATATATCTTGCCTACCCGCGGGCATTATGATGACAGCAACTCGGAGGACGTATTACAGACAGAATTCAATGATAAAGCGGTAGAGTATGCTGAAAATCTGGCATCCATGTTTATGTCGGGGATTACATCTCCATCAAGGCCTTGGCTTCGTTTAATAATAGAAGATCAAGAGATGATGGATTGGTCTCCGGCCAAAACATGGCTGTCAGAGGTTGAGCGTATTGTTGCTAACGCTTTTCGGAGCGGGAATTTTTATTCAGAAATATATAATGCTTATCAGGATATTGTTTGTCATGGGGTAGTCTGTACTTCTGTTTATAGGGATACTCGTGCAGGCAGGGTTGGCAGGCCTGTATTTTCAACATATCAGCCGGGGGAATACTATGCGGATGTGGATGAATATGGGGTTGTCAGCATAGTTTACCGTGAAATATGGATGTCTGCTTATATGGTGTATAGACGTTGGCCGGAGACATGTTCACAAAGAACTAAAGAGCTGTTTAAAGATAATCCATATAAACGGATAAAAATTATCCATGTGGCTGAGCCGCGTAAGGAGCGGGATCGAACAAAGATAGATCGGGCTAATAAGCCGATTGCTTCGTATTGGTGGGAACACGGGGAAGATAAATTACTGGCGGAGGGCGGTTTTGATCTGATGCCGTATCAGATAGCCCGCTGGAACGCGAATAATGGGGCGGTGTATTCTGTAGGACTTGGTTGGAGAGCATTAAAAGAAGCTAAGGCTATGAATATACTTGAATACCTTGCGGCTTATGGTGTGAACAAGGCGTTGAACCCTCCTGTGTTGGTTCCGGAAAACAATATGTATGGGTCTGTGAATAATGCTCCGGGTGGGATTAACTACTATTCGGGTAATGTTCATGAAAAGCAGGTATACCCCTTGCAGACTATAACAGCAGATTTGCAAGCGGCAATGGTTTATATGGATCGCTGGGATGCTGTACTTAAGGCGATATTTAAAAATGACCTGTTTATATTCATGATGAATAATCCGGGTGTTACTGCGACAGAGATAGCGTCACGCAATGATGAAAAGCTTCTTTTGCTTGCGCCGGTACTGGAGAGGATAAACACAGAGATGTTGACTCCTATGGTGGACACGACAATTTCAATGCTGATGCGTGAAGGTTTTTTACCTCCTCCCCCTCCTGATTTGGTTGGAATGGAAATAAAACCTCAGTTTGTGGGTGTTCTTGCTCAGGCGCAATTACAGCATAATACGCAGGCGATAGACAAGATTATCGGTATCAGCCAGAGCATTGCCAATGCTGGGTATCCGCAAATTTACGATAAGATTGATTTTGAACAGGGTGTTGATATTGAGTCTATTATTTTGGGCGCACCTCCGGGAGTTATAAGACCGGACGATCAGGTACAGCAGATACGCGAACAAAGGGCAGAAGCTGAACGGCAGGCTATGGAAGCACAGCAGCAAGCACAGATGGTGGAAGAGATGAAGACTGCCAGCGATGCGGCAAGAAGCCTTGCGCAGGCTGGTACGGCAGGAGCGGCTGTATGAATATGACTTCTACACAGTCGGATGAATATTTAAAAAATAAACAGAAACAGTATTTACTTGATTTAAAAGCTATCATGGATACTCCGGCAGGTGTTCGCCTGTTTGCTCACATACTGAAAGATATGGGGTTATTTGACAGCGTATATACAACTAACTCACTGGTTTATAAAAACGCGGCGTTAACTGATTTTGCGAGGGTATTAACTGAAAACATGGACAGGATAGATATGCAGATTTTGGTAAAAGTAAAACAGCATCTTTTGAATGAAAGACAGGAAATGGAGGCGTTAAATGGCAGAAGAAGTCAGTAATGTCAATGGAAGTGAGGGCGGATCTGTAGAAATGCCTCAGGAAATAAGTCCGCAGACGCAGGATGGTATGACGAAGGAGGTAACCGGAGATCAACCGCCAGCGGAACCGGAAGCGTATAAATGGCAGCATGCGGAGGGCATACCTTTTGATGACGCTGTTGCAGCTTCGTTTATTGATTTGGCTAAATCATTGGGATTAACTAATGATCAGCTGGGGCAGATAAACGAATGGAACAACAAAGGACTTATAGATGCGGCAAACAAGCAAAAAGCATCTATTGAGCAGTATCAAAAGGACTCGGAGGCAGCTCTCCGTAAAGAGTGGGGAGATAAATATGATCTAAATGTGAAGTATGCACGCGATTTAGGAAACATGGTGGAGAAAAAAGTTCCGGGGACATTGGCGTTTTTGAAACAGACGCGGCTGGGTGACAGCCCTGAATTTATCCGGATACTGGCTTCTGTCGGAGAAATGATATCCGAAGACAGTTTGACAGGAACATCCGGCGGCAGCACACAAGATGATCGTAAAGTGATTGGCGGAATGCCGATTCTTGATTTCCCTTCTATGAAAGTAAAATAACAGGAGATACATAAATGGCTACATTAGCAGCTAAAAATTACTATACTCTGATGGATCTGCTTAACCAGAAAGATTCAAAAGGCAACGCGGCCATAGTGGCTGAAATACTTAACGAAAATAATCCAATGCTGCAGGACGCGCCTTGGGAAGAAGCTAACGATACATTCAGCTATACGTTTACCCGCAGACTTTCTTTACCGAAAGGGTCATGGCGCGACATAAACGAAGGTGTAGCAACAGAAGCTAGCCACACTAAAAGGGCGACTGAATATATCGGCATGCTGGAAAGTTATTCAGAGGTTGATAAAACTCTGGTTGACAATCACCCTTCTCCGGCAAAATTCCGTATGACGGAAGCATCTGCTTTTATTGAAGGTATGAGCCAAACTTTGGCTAAAGCAATTATATACGGGAACCCCGGCATGGATCCTACGCCTAAAATTATAACAGGATTGGCACCAAGACTTAACTCTCTTGCACAAGATAACGTAATTGACTGTGGCGGAACCGGGGTGAATCTTACTTCACTTTATATCGTACAGTGGGGGCCAACCAAAACTTTTATGTTCCATCCAAAAAGTCACACTAATAAAGGTATTGATCACAAGGATCTTGGCGAACATACGCTTTTTGATACTAATAATCAAAAATATCAGGGGTACAGAGACCATTTTGCGGTCCATTGCGGCCTTGGTGTAAAAGATGAACGCTGTATTTTCCGTATTGCCAACATAAATGTTGCGGCTACTAAAGGGACTGCAGGGTATTTTAATGAAGATTTGCTTATTGAAGCATTGGATTCCATGCCGAATAACGCGGCAGGAGCAATTATATACGCACCAAGGGAAGTCATGACAATGGCGACAATTCTTATGAAAGACAAAGGGAACGTAAATTTTACCGCTGACAGTGGTAACGGTCTTTCCGGCATGCGTGTTGTTCGTTTTCTGGATATTCCGTTTAAGAAAGTTGACGCGATAAGCACAACTGAAACACAGGTTGTATAAGGGGGATAAGATGGTTGGAGATCTTTTACTTAAATTTTCTGATAAACAGACATTTGCGTCTGGCGTAAGCCAAAATATAGTGGATCTGGGCGATGGCGAAAACGAATTTCGCCAGCCTGCACTACCTAATATTGGTCGGGCGTACCCTGTGGTTAAAGTCTTTGTTGCGGAAGCGGATGCCACTGGGCTTACTGATTTTCAGGTGGATGTGGAATATTCCGCAGACGAGGCTTTTACTGCACCTATAACATTGCAGTCTTTATATAGAGATCCGGCGGGCAGTCTGGCAGTAGGTACTACCCTTGTTGCCGGAGCTGTGGATCCGCGTGACTACCGCTATATGCGGCTGAATTATACTGTTACCGGGACTGTATCAGGCGCAACAATCACCGCGGGGATATATACATCGCTGTAAAACATGGGGAGGTAACTCCCCTGTTCTTTTGGAGTATATATGATTTATCCACTGGATCTGAACACATTTAAATTCAGAGAATTTAAACTCAGGAACTCAAGAGATGCTGTTTATCTTATAAGTTTGCGGCCGGATCTTTTCCCGTGTTATGTGTCGGCAATAGGAAACAACATCCTTTGTATAGGCGGTATTGTTAAGGTGGATCCGGGTGTCGCGTGTATGTGGAGTATAACGGGTGCAGATGCTGAGTTACATCCCTTAGCTGCTGCGACAGGGCTGCTGCGAATATGGGATAAATGTAAAGAATGGGCATTAAATAATAGTATTCGGCGCATACAGTCTATTGCGGAAGATACTCCGGAGGCCATGAGGATAAATACGATAGCCGGTTTTAAATATGAAGGCCGGATGGCTTCATATTATGGAAATGGAATAGACGGTATTATGATGGGGATGCTTATAAATGGCGGCAATAAGTAAAGTTTCAATCTGCAATCAGGCGCTAATTCGTATTGGCGCAAAAATTATTGCAAATCTTAACAGCGATACCAGTAAAGAAGCGAAGATATGTAACTTGGTTTATGATGAAGCTTTGGAAGAACTGCTTACAGAATTTGACTGGTCTTTTGCCCTTTATGCGGTGCATCTTAATTTGGTTGCAAACGATAATTTTATTTCATTATATCCATATGTTTTTCAGATACCAAGTGATTGTTTATATATAAAAGAAGTGATTGACGACACTTTGTATATAGGTGCAAAGAAACATTTACATAATGTTGAGCGTTTAGGCATTGAGCCTTATGTAATACGCGGGAATAGGATAGAAACAGCATATGAAGGTATTGTGTTAAGATATATTAAAAAAATTGATACCCCTGCTCTGATGCCTGCCTATTTCCGTCAAGTGCTTGCCTTGTTTATAGCACAAAAAATATGTACAGCGATTACTGATAACGCATCGATGTATGAGCAGATCTTTGTGGAATGCCGAAATAAACTTCTTGAAGCTAAATTACAGGACATAACCCAGCGCGGACAAACATTTGTGGATATTAAAAATCATTTATCTGATGTAAGGATGGGTAAATAAGTGGCAAGTGTTATCCCTTTAATCCGTTTTAACGGCGGGGAAATATCACCGTATTTTTACGGATTGACAGATCTTGACACTTATTATGCTTCTTGTAAATACATGAATAATTTTATTCCTACTATGTACGGAGCAGCAAAACGAAGGTCGGGATTAAGGTTTGTCAATCAGTGTAAATACAGTGACAGATTTACAAGGCTTATCCCTTTTGTTTTCAGCATAGAACAAGCGTATGCGCTGGAGTTTGGAGATCATTATATCCGGGTTCATTATAACGGTGGCACAGTATTAAAGAATGGTGTTATTTATGAAATAGTCTCCCCCTTTCCCGCGGAGGATCTTCCCCAAGTGCAGTATGTTCAGAGTGCGGATTATTTGTTTTTAGTGCATCCGAAACACCCGCCAAGACAATTGACGCGCACTGCTCATGATAATTGGCAGATATCTTTAATAAGCTTTATTCCTTCAGCTAACGCCACATCTGCGCCTACAGCCGTGTTTCATCCCAAAGATGGGACTGTAACAACACAGACAACATATACTTATGCAGCCACTGTGGTGGATCGTTATGAGATGGAAAGTGCTATATCGCCAGCAGTATCTGTTGACGCTACATATATTTTAACATGGGAAAACTATGTAACCATAACATATAATAATGTATTCAATATGGATTATATTAAAATATACCGTCTCGTAAATGGTTTTTGGTGCTATGTAGGAAGGGCAAAACCAAGCGGAAGCAATTCTGTTTTTGTAGATAACGGTACATATACTCCGGACGCATCTCATAATCCTCCGCAATATATAAACACTTTTCATTCTTCCGGTAATTATCCCCGGTCAGTAACTTTTTATGATAATCGGTTGGTATTCGGCGGAACAGATTTAAAACCCAATTGGATATGGGGCAGTTATATAAACAATTATCGTAATTTTGCCACTTATGTAACTCCTACAAGTGTAACCCCATATGAATATCCGCTTACCTCAGATCAGGTAAACATAATAAACTGGATGCGTTCAGCCTCCCGTTTATTGGTGGGTACCAGCGGTGCGGAATGGCGGTTGAGTGATTTACGGGCAAATCAGCCGTATGACGCTAAACGGTCTACGTCTATAGGCTCAAGACCTGTACAGGCGTTGGGCGTAAATGAAAATACATTATTTATGGGGCGTGTAGGCAGGGCAATATATTCTTTTGCCTTTAATTATCAAAAAAATGATTTTGTATCTCAAAACCTTTGTGCTTTTGCGGAACATCTTTTCCGCCGCAGACAAACCATTGATTGGGCATACAGTGCATCGCCTGACAGTATTATTTGGTGTGTATGCGATGATGGATTGCTGACTGGTATGGTTTACAGCCCCGGGCAGGAGGTTGTTGCATGGAGCCGATTTATTACTCGGGGAAAATTTAAAAGCATTTGTTCTATTCCCGGTGATACTCAGGATGACACATATTTTATAGTGGAAAGGACAATAAACGGACAGGTACAGCAATACATTGAGATAATTGATGAAGAATTCAACGAAGATATAACTAATGCATTTTTCGTGGACAGCGGGGTAACGCAGACTTCCGAAACAGCAGTTAATATAATGAGAGGTCTTGATCATCTAAACGGGGAAACAGTTGATGTGTTGGCGGACGGAACCGTACATCCGTCCGTACAGGTTATAAGCGGCAGTATAACATTGATGTATCCGGCGAAAAAAATTCATGCAGGGCTGGGATTTATATCAGAACTTGAAACAATGGAAATTGAGGGCGGCGCTCAGGATAAGGGAACCTCTCAATCACGGGTACGCCGGGCAAGCAAAATAGAAGTGCGGTTTGAACAGACTGTAGGCGGCTGTATAGGCACAGACCGGGATAACATGACTATTGTCCCTATGCGTAATTCAAGTATCCCCTTCGGCGTTCCTGTGCCTCCGTACGATGGATTTAAAGAGGTATCTCCGGAAGGTGGTTTTGAAGATAGCCTTACGGTGATTGTAATGCAAACACAGCCCTTGCCTATGACGGTAACAGGGATATATCCGCGGATCGGATCTCATGGGAGATAAATAATGGCATTACCGCTTTTAGGTTTAGCGTCTATGGGCGCGTCAACTGGTCTACCTATAATCGGGGGCATTCTGCAGAGCGGATTAACTAAAATGCAGTCTGAGATGTCAGCCAGGGCAACACTTATGCAGGGTGAAGCGTTTACTTACCGGATGAATGCGGAAAGCAATTTATCCGAAGTGCGTAATGTGCATCAAATGACACAGGATCAGATATTCGCTTATGATTTGAGCATGAAATCACAGCTTGATGATATGACATATGAGTATGCTAAAGCAGGTATCCCTATGAGCGGATCTGCATTACAAAATATGAAAAGCAATATAACGCAGGCAGCATTACAAAGAAAGTTAATTGCTGATGCTGGCAGCAAAGATGAACTCAATTTACAGTTGGCCGCAATAAACAGTAATTTTATGGCGAATATGTCAGAGATTAACGCGAAATATACGGCCAAAGCGCAAAGACAGACTGGTAAAGCGCAGGCAAGTATGATGATGACGCAGGCATTTTTACAGGCAGTAAGTGGGGGAATAAGCTCGGCGAGCAGGTTTTTCGGGTCTTCTGGAACAACGACAGGTCAAGGAAACCCGAATTTAACGGAAGAAAACGCATATAGCAATGCAGCTTTCAGTGGCAGGAGATAAAATGGCAATAATTGAGAATATAACTGTACAGCCTGTAGGGCAGCAGATCAGGCGGCCAACGTTAGGCGCAGTCTCTCTTGCCGATGCTTCGGAAGTATACGCTCAAGGGCTTGGCCGTCTTGCCGGGCAAGCGGGGCAGATAACCAACACCGCCATTCAAATAAATGAACAGGCGATGGATCTTCACGATAGATGGCAAAAGCAAAAAGATGATGGCATGTCTGCTGCCGCGAAAGTGGAAATGCAAAAAAAGCGTGATGAATATCTTGTGCAGATGCAAAGCAAACAAGGGTATGATGCTTCATTTAACGCTGACAGCCAAGAATGGAAAGATTATGAAAAAGCTCTTGATGATATATCCGCCAAATATCCCGGGATGTCTGCAAGAGGCCAGGAAGAACTTGAGCTTTATAAACAGAATTTAACAAATGATACAGTATATAAACATAGTATGTATGGCGTTACACAGGAAAAGCAGGCCAATGACGCTAATAATAAAGCGTTAGCTGAAAGCATTGTTGGTAATGTCGCGGGCTCTCCCGATATGTGGGGATACATGAATAACGCTCAGGCGGAGATCAACGATATTGGAGACAGGCTTTATATAGGTCAAGAAGATCCTGAAACAGGTGTAAACGCAAGCAAAGAGTTATTTGTGTCACAGATGAATCAAACGATGTATGCCGCGGCGGTAATGTCTGCCATAGATGCACAAAATTACGGATATGCAAGGCAGATGATTAACGAGAATACATTAATGAAATTTAATGAAACAAATATGCCTGAAAACAGCAGTGTATTAACTCCTACACAAATCAGGAAGTTCCGTGATTTACTGGAGACAGGAGAGAACGAAGATATATATTCTTTTGAATTAAACAAGTACTCAATGCTTCTGATGCAAAACGGAGAACCATCAAAAGATTATTCATTAAGCAACGCATATAATGATATAGCAAAACGTTATAATGAGGGGCAAATATCCGCTGATGTTGCAAATAAACTCAGAGCGGGACTTTTTGCAATAGACAGTGAATATGACCAGCAAGCGAATGAAAAACGGATAAAGGACGCTTCGACGTTAATAATGGGGTTCGCTGATGCGGAAGCCGCAGGGACACTGACACCATCTATGGTACAAAACGCGCCAAGAGTGAGAGAGCTTTTAACTGCATCAGAATATGCTGAGTGGATGGCACGCGCGAATAAAGCTTCCGGGCAAAATGGTAATGGCGGGGCGACATATGACGTGGACAGCGTTTTTGTTAAAAGTTGGCGGCAAGATATGTTTAATCGAATAGATGCAGGCATAATAGGATCCCGTGAAGATATTCAGAATCATGGGATAATGTTTGCGGAAGATGGCACTACTGTTTTACGTGAAGGCATTGACGCTTGGAATTTAGTTCCTTTGTCAGTACAAAAAGAAGTAGAACAGCGCTTAGATAATAAGTTGTCAGGTCGTCCAAATTATGTAGATCGTTATTTGCTTGGTAAGGGTAAAGATAAAGTTGAACAAGACTTATTAAAAAGTTACGCAAATGAATTTATATATGACACAGGACTTGATCCATACGACAAAAATAACGCGCCAGCTATTAAAGAATTTATCAGTGGTTTAACTCTTGGAGAATCAGGCGAAAAATATACAGAACAGCAAATATTACGATATCAAACAATGGCAAACGATACCCGTGATCCGATATTAATTGCAAAAAATAATTTTGACCGAAATATAATAATTACCCCTGAGTCAGAAGCACTTTTCCGTGTTGGAGTTGAAAGCGGACAAGACGCAGGTAAAGTACTTCAAAATTTTGCGAATGAAAATAACTGGGTGTCGCCTTCTTTTAATGGATGGCTGGCTTTTGGAAACGACAGAAAAAAAGAATTTAACACCATTGGCAAAAGCTATCTCATAGATCCCAATCTATTGGCAATAACCTCTAAAATCATCAATAAGGAAATTGATATATTGGACACAGGGCGGTCAACAACAGCTTTTCGGCTTCGCCTGGATAATCCAGTGGAGTTACAAAAGGATGATTATAACGAAGCGCGCATCCTTCACCCCGATAACACACAAGACAGCATAGAAATAATAGCAAATCGAATTAATGCGGAAATAAAAGCATCAAACGGAGAATTAAATATAAGCACCGCCTTAGCAAAGGTATTAAATCAGGAATATGGTTTTAATGAAAAACAAATAAGACAGATTTTGAATGAAATAGAAGATGAAAAGGTAAAAATGAAAAGGGCGCAAGCAATAGCTTCATATGAAGCTAACACATGGAAAGCTATTGATAGCACTGTTCCGCTGCCTTTTAATGAAGAGTTAGTAAAACAAGCTGAGAACAGGTAGGACAATATGGCTGAAATTATTAATACAAAAGGGATAAAGTTGCCTTCCAGCTGGAGCGCAGAACCAGAACAACCTGAGCCGAAAATACCTGATATTACAGGTATTGATTTTGGCCGCCCAGATGAAAAACCATATCAATTAATGTCTGCTTCTTTACCTGCGCCTGTTGTGCCTGACCAAGAAGTACAGCAGGAAAATGATTATGCGGGCTTATTTAAAAGCGGTCTTACCTCTCTGGCATATCAGCATAGATATAGACAGGCTGTATTACTTGGGGTAATCCCTGCCGAAGTATCTTCTACAGGAAAAGAAATAACTCTGTCTCAAAAACAACAGCTTGATTTCAGCAGGCAATATCCGACAACTCAGGATTTTAACCAAACCTTAAAAATGCGCGGAATGGTTATAGATCCCGGTGAACCAGTGTCTACATTACAGACAGCATTAGACAGCTTTAAGGTAGGATATGAGGGATATAAACAAGGTATAGCGCAGTTTAATGATGCGGTAGGCTTTGCGGATTCTGATGAACAAGTAGACATGGCCGTCCGTGAGCAAAACTTACAGAGATGGCAAAAGGGAATACAAGGTCATTCAGGCTGGGTAACACAGCCTTTTCAGGTTGCGGGCAATATGGCCGCTTTAGCGAAAAACGCAATATTTCAAGATATTGGGCGCACTGCAGAGCATGTCGTTCCGGCAGTTGTTACCAGAGGGCGATCTTTAAAATATACGTTAAAAGCCGCTGTTGGTATGGATGTCACTCGTTCTGTAATGGGCGGAGTATATCGGGAAGCCCGTGATACCGCTTTAGCACAAGGCGTAAGCAATTCAGAAGCTGATCAGATAGCTTTTGATTTAATGATGTCTTACGGAGTGGCCAACGGATTAATAGAAGCTGGCGGCACCACTATAGGATTAAGTTTTTTATCCGGAGCGTTTAAGGGCGTAACAAGGGAAATATTAAAAAACAAAGTAAAAGATGTTGAACAGATTACCCGCGCACAGATAACAAAGCAGATTATTCAACGCAATGCAAAAAACGCTGCAGCGTTTACTGGTGAAGAAACTGTTACAGAGGTTACTGGGGCATTATTGCAAGAACGTGTAAATCAATTGGCCGCAGAACAGGCAGGCGGGGAATATACCCCCGCTTATTTAGATGCAGCTGTTGAAACTGCAAAAGCTACTTTGCAAGGTACGCTCCCCTTTGGCGGTGCGATAGGCGGTATCGGTACAGGGGTATCTTTATATCGCACTCCAAGAGATTCTGCACAGCCGTCAACGCAACCAAATACTACAGCAATTAAACAGCAGGCAGAGCAGGCAGAAACCCAAATGCGAGAAACGGCAACAACTCTTGCAGATACGATTGAAGCTAATCCTGATTTAATTGCTACTCCTGAAGCTATAGAAGAGACCAAGACAATGGTCAGGGAGAATATGAGTCAAATCCCATCGCCGTATATAAACGCTGCTGTATTGGAAGAAACTGTAAGAACTGATCCAGATACAATGAACAATATTCTTGACGTTATTGGAATAGATGAGAATGAGTTTTATAATGCTATCTTTGACGGACGTGACATAAGCCTATCTTGGGACGCGTTTATTGATTTATTCGCGGCAGAGCCATCACTGGCAAAAAAAGTAATATCTGATTTAACCGCTGTCCCTCAAAGTATGTTAGATGCGGTGGATATTTATGCAGAGAATAAAAGGCAAGCTGCAGAGTTAGATACCAAATATATAGACAGTATTTATCAAAAGCTTGCGGACACTGGGGTGGATGCTGATGGCTCATATAACTTAGCAGTTACATTGAATTCAATGTTTAAATCTCTTGAGTTCCGTTCTGATGGTGCATTTAACAGAGAAACAAATTTAGCAAATTTTGTAATTCAGCGGAATAATAAAAGAAAAAAAGACAGAGGAAGTTTTAAATTTGAAGACGGCAAGGCCGTAATTACATTATTTCAACAAGGGGATGCAAGTACAGTTTTGCATGAAGCAGCTCATTACTTCCGCGCTATGATGCAGGAGGTTGCAGATATAACAGGCAATCCGGAAATAATCGCTGATTTAGGTGCGATGAAAGGTTTTGCCGGAGTAAAAACCACTTGGCAAAGAAGACATGAAGAAAAAATAGCGGAAGGTTTTGAAAACTATATCCTTACAGGCAAAGCCCCTACCCCTGCATTAAAGTCAGTGTTTGCATATCTGAAAGATGCGCTTATTAAAATTTATGAAAAGATAAAACCAAGTTTCCCTGAATTAAACAATGAGATAACCGCGGTATTTGATAGAATGCTTGATACTGATGCGCATGCCAGAGAGTTTAAAGAACAGATGCGCGGTTTTACTTTTCCTCCGGACACTCCCGCTGAAACTATATCAAACTTTAACCGTGTGACGGAACAGGCTGCACAGGATATAGATCAGCAAATTATGACCCAACAGGGGCAAGATATCATAAATTTAACACCGGAGTTTAATGCTTTGGCAGAGCAAGAAGCTTTAGACAGTCCAAGACGCAGAATAAAAGAGCAGATAAAAGAGATAGGCGGTTTAAATGCTGTGATTATGGAAGGGCAGTATGGCCAAGCGGTAGTTGATCAAATAAACGCAGATCACCCGGGAGTTATCACAGAAAACGGCATAGCTTTTGATGAAGTTGCAGAACGCTTAGGAATGGATTGGGAAGACATGATTTCCTCTATACAGGCAACTTTACCTTTAGCGGATGATATTAAAGTGCGTGAAGCACAAATCGAGACAGAATACAGCGATGATAATCCTCCGATAGCGATGTCTGAGGCTGATATTGAGCGGTCAAACATTATTGTGGATACTCTTGAAAAAGACCTTGGCGAACAGTCGTCTTTATATGAAGCGAAGGCAGCCGCAGTTAACTATGAAAATGCTCTTGATACACGGGACGCTGACAGTATTACCGAGGAATACGAACAGATACGCGCTAAGATAGTGACTCTGGAAAAAGAAGTATCAGACGCATCAAGAGAATCAAGCGAGGAACTGTATCAAAGAAAATCAAATAAACAGATAGAGGCTTTAAAAGATAGAGTTGCACAGGAAAAAACAAAGCGAAAAGATCAAAAGCAAAAGTTTCTTTTGGAACGGGCAAGACTTTTACGTGACTACAAATACAGAATGAAGGCTTTATCTGCCCGTATTCAGTTTATCAATAAATTTAAAAATAAAGCATCACGTTTAATGCGGAGTAAGCCAGCGGCATTATATACTGCGACTGGCATTCCCGCGCCTACACTGGAACAGATAAAATATATGCTCGTTAATGCTGGCGCGTCTTCTGCCAGAGTAACTGAACCAGAAGTGTCTTTAAGAACGTTTATAGATAATCAAAAGGCTAAAGGACTTACATCAATAGTATCTGACTGGGTAGCCAATGCTGATTATCCTAAAAGAGGTGACCGCAAAACTACATATCGTAGCTGGCAGTATGCAGAATTAAAAGAATTCAGTGATAGTATAGATAACCTTGTAAAAATGGGCAGAGAAGAACAATTTGCCAGTGCTGAAATTAATAAAGCGTCTGTAGCAAAAATAAATCAGGAAATAAATACTACTGCACTTAAATCTATTCCTAAACGATTAGATAATTCTGTAAGCGCGCTGAATAACCGTATCCCTTTTTTGGATACACTGAATTCATTTTTTGCACAGTTATTGAAGGTGGAGACTGTTACCCGCAGATTGGACGGTACCAGTGATAAAAACGCAATAGACGGTCCTGTATACCGAAATGTGTTTAAACCTATGGCAGATGCTTATGATAAACAGCTTCAATTGATGGAAGAGATTAATACACGTGTTCTGGCTGCTTTTGAAAAGCTTCCGGCTGAAATGAAAAAGAATTGGCGCAGATCAACATTTTCTAAGATCTCTGATCAGATAGGGATAGGTTTTTTACCTGCTGACAGCTCTTGGCGAACAACCAAATATAATATAGACGGCGCTCCCTATGCATTAACACGGGAAGAAATGATAGTTGTTGCGCTTAACAGCGGCAATCAGGGGAATATTGATGCACTTATTGAAGGAAATCAGTTTACCGAAGAAGGTATACAAAATGTATGGGATGCCCTAAACCCCGAAGAAATTCAGCTGGTCAAAGATTTATGGGCAGCCATAGATCCCTTATATACTCCGTTAGCTCAGGTAGTATTTGAATCTACCGGTGTTCGTTTGGAGCGTGTACAGCCTAAACCAGTGAATACAAAAATCGGGGTATTAGACGGCGGATATTTCCCAATGGTGTTTAACAGAAGTGTCCCCGGAGGGATACAGGACGTTATACAAAATGACTCTGAGACAATGGATATTTTGCTTGCATCAGCTAACATGAAAATGTCTAAAAAATCAAATGCATCTCATAACAGGACAGGAGGAAAATTCCCCTTATTGTTAAATATGGGTGTATTGGACAAACATATTACAGATACAATTCATGATATAACTCACCGCATTCCTGCCAAGAAAGTACGCCAGATTATTTTATCAAAAGAATTCCGTAAAACAGTAGCAGATACTATGGGCGATCAATATAACAGACAGGTTTTTGAACCTTGGTTAAGTTGGGTAGTTAATCCGAAATATACGCCTACTGCAGGCATGGAAGCACTTGTTGAGACATTCCGCAGAAATGCCACTATTGCTACTATGGGGTATAAAGTATCTGTCGCGTTAATGCAGCTTTCCGGCTTATTCCAGTCTATAGACACTATAGGCTCTAAGTGGATGCTTGAGGGGCTGAGAGAAAAGTTGAGCGGACGCAATATATCTGCTCATATAGATAGTATATCTCCGTCTATGGCTGAGCGCAGGAAAGGTGTTCCGGCGGACAGAGATTTACAAGAAGCTTTAGGGCATGGAATAAATATAAACAATCCATCTGCTCTGGCAAAATTCAATGAAAAAGCATTCTGGTTTATCGGCAAGATGGATATGTTTATTGCTGACGCTACGTTCATGGGCGCATATGAAAAGGCATTAAGCGAAGGCCGCACAGAAACTCAGGCGGCTGAAATGGCCAATCAGGTAATCCGTACTACTCAGCCGTTGGGAGCGCCTTTAACCGCGGCGGCAATACAGCATGGGGGAGTAGCAGCCCGTCTTTTCACAATGTATTACACTTTTTTTTCAGGACTGCATAATCGCTTATGGCTTCGGTACAATCAAGCGTTTACAGATAAATCTATCAGTTATACTGATTTTATGACCACTGCAATGTGGACATTAATTTTACCATCAATATTTGATTGGATGGTGGGCGCGAGAGAATTGCCGGACGAAGCGGATGATTGGTTAGAGATAGGAGGTGGCGTGTTGTCTTACAGTGTAGCTGGGATACCTATTATAAGAGATTTAGCAAACGGAATATTAACTGATTATGCATGGAGAGGATCACCGATATCGGCAACAGGAGAAGCTTTAGTGAAAACAATTGACCGTGTTACTGATTTAAAATTTGATGATACTACCGCATTAAGCGCGTTTAAAACAATAGGATTTATGTTCGGTCTTCCAGGCACACAGCAAATAAGCGCTACATACAGAGGTTTAAAAGAAGTGGATATAAATGAGCCGGCATCGTATTTGAACCCAGTGCTTGGACCTGTTTATTAGGAGAAATATATATGAGTGTTCCAAATATCCCTATTTATAATGTTTATATTGCTTCCGGACAAAACAGATATGATTTTACGTATCCTGTAATATCCGAAGATGATTTATTGATCGTGATAACTAATCCAATAACTTATAATGAGATTAATTTAATCTTAAGTATGGATTATGCTGTCACTATTTCAGGCAATACCGGCGGATATATCACATTAACAGATTCAGGGTTAAGTAAAATCGCGGATGGGGAATATGTCTCACTTGTGCGCTGTCCTATATTTGATCAAGATACGGTTTTAGTGGAGAATGATCCTTTTTATGCGAAAACCATAGAAGCGGCTTTTGATAAAGTTGTATATCAAACACAGTATTTAAAATACCTTTTGGACGGTGCATTATTATCTCCGGCAGGAATGTCTGATGTTATAACGTGGACAGATGTAAAGAATGCCGTTGATGGTGTAAACGAAGCGTTGTCCGCTGCCAATCAGGCGGTAAGTACCGCAAATAACGCAAACGCCACTGCAAATCAATCAAATGCTACTGCAAGCGAAGCTTTAGGAACTGCTAATGCAGCATTAAATCTAACTCAGCCCGCGACTACAACACGTATGGGGATTGTCACCTATGCTACTGACGAGGATATATCTGACGGCAGAAGCGACAGATCAATTACAGCGGCGCAATTAAAGGAAGTTATTGACGGAAGTATCCCATATGCGGAGCATTTCAAAGGATATGTAATGCTGATATCGGATCTTCAAAATATTATATCCCCTCATGAGGGTGATTTTGCATATGTAGCAGAAGACGGATATAAATATATTTATGATGGTGCGCAATGGGTAAATTCGGGAGTTGTTGTACCGGATCAAACAGTACCCAAGACAGAAATAGTGCCGTTAATGAGCGGAGTTGCGGATATAGGAGCTTCAAATACTTATGCCGCTGGTGATCATGTGCATCCGTCAGGCCCCTTCTCCACCCCCGCCCAAGCCCTTGCAGGTGCGGATGATACGACAGCGATGACCCCGGCGAAGGTGAAGGCGGTGGCGGCAGGGTGGGCGATGCCTGGACATGTTGAAGGTTTAACTCCGCCTGCCAATAATAGCTCTATTAATTATACTGCTGAGGCAGACGGGTATTTTCATCTTGGCGCAACTATTACCAATGGTTTTTTAGCTATGTATAATAACAATAATGATATAAGCAATTTTGGCGTAGAAATTCCTAACAGGGGTGATGGTCCCGCTGGCATAGATGCGATGTTGCCTGCACGTAAGGATGACATTATTCGTATGACACTTGTAGATACAGGCACTCCTACGAATATATCAGCACATTTTATTTACGCCCAAGGCGTTGCGCCAGAGGAGGCTTAGTTATGTATTATTATATCAAAGATGCAGATAAAGTCGTATTAGTAGATCAAGATAAACAGCGGTTACAAACTTCGCTGCGGTTTATGCCTCAATATACAGGCATAGAAATATATGAGAGTGAAAATCCAGTAGAGGCATATCGTCCACCGCTAACCGCTGATGAAGAAAAAGCTAAATTAAAATCATATTTGTCCAATACAGATTATATCACAAACAAAATTGTTGAATCAGGGTTGTCGCTGGCTGACTTCTTAGCGGTAGAGGGTAATGAAAAATACACAGATATGCTGGCACAACGTGAAGCCGCACGCCAGAAGATTAACGAACTGGAGACACAGCCATGACTGGGATGATACCTCGCGTTGTAACCCCTGCGCTGGGTGCGTTATGCCTGTGTATAATGATTGCGCTGGTGTTCACACAGCACTCATTACGTGATGAGCGGGCAGATCACGAGCAAACCAAGATCGCGTTGGCCATCGAGCGAGAAGCTAAGTCAGCCGCGCTGGACACCGTGGCAAAACAAAACGCACAGATTGAGCAAATAGAGGCGGACGGAGACGCGGCAAGGGTAACCTATGAGACGGAGCTAAAACGTCTCTCTGCGCAAGCTACAGCAAGCAAGACACATATAGTCACAGAGTTACAAAAAGATCCTTCGTGTGAGCGTGAGATGCAGTTGATCTATGAACAACTGGCGGTGTTGAATGAATAATTCTTATTCTATTTTCAGTCCTCTTATTAGAATAAGCGTAATCTTATTCTATCTAGTTGGAATAACGGCCTGTTCCGGAGCCGTGCAGGAACGCGTTATATATCAGGATGTATATATACCTGTTAAGTGCGAGATAGCATCCCCTGAGCGGCCAGTCTTCGCAGGCCAAGCCGCCGTGATGGTAGCTGACCTCATAACCTATGCAAGAGAACTGGAGTCTGTCATAAAAATATGTGCAGGAGCGGACAATGAAAAATCTGGAATATGAAGAAACGACAAACAAGCAAAAAGCCTGTTGTGTGCTGAAAGATACCCTCAAGGTAGGTGTCCCTTATGCCCTGATAGTTATCCTTGTTGGGTGGGCGTTTGGGATGTTTTAAAAGCACGGGCGGGGGCTGGCAGACCAAGGATCTAATCTGCCGGGTGGCTGAAACCCACCCTTAACCCCCACCACATTTTTATGTATAAGCCGTAGAGAAAGAATATCAAGGATAATTTATGCAAATCAAAGGACATTTAATGGAATGGGGTTTTCCTGTTTTCGTTTCATTGTTAGGCGCAGTGCTGGGAATAGTACACAAGGGAGGTAAAAAGTCTGTGAGAACAGTAATTTTATCTATCGCAACAAGTATGTTTGTCGCATTTATAACATACGGGCTATCGTACTATTTCACTAATATTGAGATCGTGCGTGTGGCGGCGGCGGGGTTAATGAGCTACATGAGTACTAACACAGTCGTAGTCTTTGAAGAAATAGTTATCCGCGCAGTTTGTAAAAAGCTGGGGTTAACAAAAGAAGAAACAGACATGTTAAGCGAGGATATCAAAAATGACTTATAGCCAAACATCAGCCATAGCCGTTATGGAAAAATCAAGATATTTTAAACCGGAAGAATTCATGTGTCGCTGCGGATGCGGACAGATCATAATTGACGATAAGCTCATAGAAAAGCTGGACAAAGCCCGTGAAGCGGCTGGAGTATCATTCACCATCACCAGCGGGTACAGATGCGAAAAACACAACGCAAACGTAGGCGGGGTCAAGGATAGCGCGCACATCAAGGGCATGGCGACTGATATAGCCTGCCCGGACTCCAGAACCATGTTTCTTATTGTCTCAGCCTGCCTGAATCACTTCGACCGGCTGGGTATCAATTTCAGCAAGAAGTTCATACATGTTGATGTTGATCCTGCAAAGGATAAGAAGGTGCTGTTCAGTTATTGATTGGACAAAATCCACATAAAAACCATATATATTGGACAAAAGTGTTAAAAAAGCCAACTGAAAGTCAAGCTATTATGTTTGTAATTTTCTGCGCAATGTAGTATACTTGCTTGTGAAATGCAGAAAACGCACAAGGTTTCCTTTACCCAATGCTCTGGTAGTTGGTAGCTATCAGAGCATTACTTTTATAAGTATAAAAGATATGCAAAACGTAAAACTTCAAAACTGCGCAGAAGATTGCTAAAAAATAGGGATATTTCATCTAATTTAAAGGAAATGACAAGGGGATGGGATCTATAATTTTTTCTGCAACTACCGAGAATTCCTTGGTGGGTTCAGCTATTGAAGGATGCAGTAACCCCCGCGTCTACGGGGTGTATTATTAATCGCATTTTTCTGTAGTGTAGCCTAGTTCAAAATGGGCCTCTATGAGAATAAGCCGATCTTTCACAATCGCTATTGCTGAATCAACTAATGATGTATCCGTAGTAAAATAGTTTGCCAAATCAGTTTCGGAAAATACATTGTATTGAACTCTATTGGTTTCATTTTCAGAATAATTATTAATCAATGTTTGGTTCATATTTCCATCCCTCAAAAACCCTCTCGTCTTTAATCCCTTGCTGCATTGGCCCCCCGGGTATGAGGGATCTATAAACTGCCGAGTTCAGCTATTGAAAGTAAGAGAAAAGCCCTGCTTTTTTGCAGGGCTAATATTATTATGATGCTTTTTCAATAATCTGCTCTTCTAAAAGTTCAAGGTTTAACCCCTTAAACCAAGGCAAATTAGATAGTTTACCGCCTTGCTCCACGTATTGCTTTAATGCCATAACGGTAGCATATGCCACTGGGTGTTGCATCGCCTCTTTATCATCAAGCATTTTGTTTAAAATATCCAGTAACATTATCCACCTCCTCCTTAGTCTTGCTTGGTTATTTCAATCCAATGTGAATATGTCTTTATATTATATGGTCCTGCCTGTTTAAGGTTATTCGCTAACAAAGTAAAAACGCTGCGAGTACCATCATCATTAGTATATATTTTTACACGATCCCATTTTTCACACAACGGGAATATATACATAAATATTCGCGCTAATATCCAGAAAGCTTTTTCGCCCAATTGCTCAATAGGATCGCCAGAAAATAAAAATGTTTTTGAATAATAAATTTGCATATGTTTTATTGCATTGACAGCATCTCTTAAATCAAAAACAGCTAAATTTTGATTGTTTTCTTTATTATATACTAAATAATAAGAACAATGTTTATTGCCATTACCTTCATCAGGCAATATATTAAAATCAGGCGTACTGCGTAACTGCTGTAGTGCGCTGTTTTCAAGAGGTTGAATATCTATTTTATTTATCATAACTACCTTCATAGCAATATTTATGCCAGTGTGTGCGATGCACGTACCACATTTTTAAATTACATTTATTCTCTCCTCCTGTCAATGATAATTGCGACTATTTATAGCTGTATAGCACCATTTACGCCCATATAATACCACATATAACTATATGGACATATTACTAACCTGAGCTATTTTGGCTATAAATATTTGGCAACAAATTTGGCAACAATCAGGGCGGATTTGGTCGGTTCTGAGCGGAGAGAAGGCGAAAAGAAGCCTTGAAAATAAAGGATTGTTGCTTCGGGGATAGGGTTCGAATCCCTCCCTCTCCGTTTTTATTCTTCTTTATTATCAATAGTTTGTAAACGTATCGTCTTGGCTTGGCAACAACTTGGCAACAAATGACTGGAATTTTGATCCAGCTCTGCGGCCTTCCTCGGGCTTATACCAGTTGCCATAAACCTTAAAAAGCATCTGTAAATCAGAGTGACCTAACATCTCTGCAATCCACTTCGGGTTCTCGTTCATTTCAAGCATTAAGCAGGCGAAAGAGTGTCTCATTTGATAAGGTATCCTGTACCTGATACCTAGCCGCTGTAAGGATGGTTGCCAGTAAAATCTGACTATTGATGTTTGCGACACAAAAGGCTCTTTATTTTGATTGATAAAAAGCCATTCCCCACGAAGAAAGGTGTATTGTTTTTGTTTCTGTAAATAATGATCCAGTGGCTCTATTATGTCGATGTATCTGTGTTTATTCGTTTTCGGGGTAAGCTTAAGTTTGTTCGCTGTGAAAGTCTTGTTGACCAAGATCTTGTGTTTCACAAAATCTATATCTCCCCATTTTAACGCTAATATCTCACCTGTCCGCATTCCTGTATAAAAACCAATAGCGAAGAATGCCGCCATATGTGGGGAATGTTTGTCAATGTCTTTGAGAATTTTTGTTATTTCTTCAAACGAAAATGGATCCGGAAGTTGTTTTATTTGTGTTGGAGTTTGGATATTATCACAAGGGTTGTCTTTAATAAGTCTGTCTTCTATCGCCTGTACAAATATATTGTTTGCCATGAATAAAGTGTTTCTGATTGTCTTAGGGCTTAAGCCATCATCAGACATAATTTTGACAATGTTTCTTATATGTGCCGGACGGATATCTTTTAAATTAAGTTTAAACAGCTCAATTAGTCGATGAACCTGTGTCTTATATCCCTTATATGTACTGTATGCCACCACAGGCTTTTTGAGGTCTAGCCACTGCCACGCATATTGACTAAATGGAATATTTTCTTCTACATGCACCAGACCAAAGTGTTCTAACGCCTTAGACTTCGGAAAGTAGTCCGCAAGGTTGAATGTTTTCTCCGCTATCTTGCGGTCGATCTCTGCCGCTAAGGCCTGCGCCGCTTTGCATCCGCGGCACTTGCAGTCTTTATCTCCAGAACGATCACACAGGTAAGGCGTAGGCTCCTGCATCTGCCTGCCGCTGTAACGGAACTGTATATATACCCGCTTCTGTTTTCCCCGGACTCTTATATTTGCCATATGTAGAATTTATATCAATATCTTTTCTTTGGCAAGCTTCGGGCGAAGGGTGGCTAAGCATTCGGCAACATCGAACATAGGATCACCTCCGGCGCGGTAGCGGGTGAAGTGCTGTTCTTCGATTAATATGCATTCACGTATCAGCCTGTCTATCTGATCTGTTGATATGTCGAGGATCTTCGCCAGAGTGCTTTTCTTGGCTATTGCCGGGCGGATAGCCAGACCATCCGCCAGAGCGTCTTTTACAGTTTTGTATATCCCGTCTTCAAGGCTCATTTTGTAACCTCTCAATCTTTCTATTCAGGTACCATATGGCTTTCTGCAGGTCTTCTATCTCTTTGGAGGGGTCTTTCTTGCCTGCTCTGGCGATGTATTTCACCGCATTACCTGTGTGAAAGTCCAGGTTTTTGTCCTCGATGAAGTCAATAACCTCAATCTTGCCGTCTGTGTAGTGCGCGGGGTGGTTGACAGAACTGCTCATAAGCCATCCCAAAATGTTATAATCCCTATTATCCAAATTATTATTGGTATCAGTAATACTAGTGGCCATAATGTTATTTCTGTCATTTTGTCACCTCTGCTACTTCAATGTCCATGAACTCGCTGATCTCGCAGGAAAAGCGGTTCTCGAAATACTGTAATGTGTGATCTGGTTTAAATGAAAGATGACTGTCTTTATCTATGTTCAATAGCTTCCCCCATAATTCTGGGTAGTCATGACGAAGTCTGCGCAACTCGCTTATACGTTGATTATGACAGAACCAGCACCCGAGGCGAAAACGTTCTCCATTATAAGCAGGTGATAACAAATCATGTTTTCTGCATATCTGAAAGGCTTGCGCTTCGGTTATACCGCAATCTACGAGAGGCAATATATTGCCCTTGGCAAGTTGCTGGGGAATTCGCCTTGTTTCATCCGCAGCGATACCAACCATTGAAAGATGTTTACCTATGCTTTTTTCATAAGTTTTTATAGGTGACAACTTTAATAGGTTATTACACCAAGGACCTTTACGCAGCGGGAATCCGTAGAAATGGCCGGCTTTTGCACCATCTTTATACTTAGTATAAAACTGTTGCAGATATGTCCTTTTCGCTTGCACTACCTGTGTTTCGATCCCGTAACGTGACTTCAATAGCGGGATCGCCTTTTCGTGTATGAATGCCTCATGTTCTGGCAGCTCTGCGCTGATATTATCATCAAACATGATCCTGCAATACACCGCGCCGTCCACAGGCTCGTTGTGTTCCATGCGGATGATGATCGCCGCCAAGCTGTCTTTACCGAAGCTGCATGAGGCTATGTATTTCATAAAAAGTCCTCTATCGTGCCGGTTGTGATCGACTCGTTGCGGTGCTGTGCCTGAGCGTGTCTGTAGATGTGCAAGCCTATCTCTGGCAGTACGCAGTTGCGCAAAACCTGACGCTTTCTCATGCTTCCCCAGCCGTCAAACAGGCGTGCATCAATCTCAAAGTCTTTGCACAGCTTTGTAAAATTGGAGTTTTCAAGATCAAGCACCCGAACTGCCCTGGGAGTAACATTCATATTTGACCAGTACAGATGCCGGCCAAGTTTGAAGGTTGGTTGAATGAATGTTTCATAATAGGGATTTACGTTTTCAACAATCCACGTACTTACAGCATTATATTGTAAAAACAGTATCTCTTCCCATAATCTCCCGTCTGGATAGATCGGGGTGATATTATTACGTGTCTTTGTGCCTAACGAAAAGCGGGCGCGGCTGTGGCTTTGGCACGGAGGGCTTGACCAGATGAAGTCATATTTACTGAAATGCTCCTGCAAATAGGCGTGAGCGTCACCGACAATAACGATATCATCAGGATACAATGACCTATATACGGCGGCGATCTCGCGGTCTATCTCCACCGCCGTGACCTCGCAGTCAGTCCAGAGCTTTCTGTTGCCGCCTATCCCGGCGTAGAGGTTAAGCACTTTCATGCTGATGCCTGATCATAGTAAGACCTTTTTCTGGGATATACGCCCAATATGCTGCCGATGGTAATATGTCTACGATATAATCATATTCTCTGCTTGTGTCGGGGTATTGGGTGTAATAGCCGGATTCTGGAAACAACGTCCTGTCGATGTCTGTAAAATTGTTTTCTGCATTACGGTACTGTCCAACACAAAAGCTGTAATAATATAATTTTGGTTCATCACCTTTTTGTATCCACTCTATTGTAGCAATTAAGATAGGTGTTTTTTCTTCCGGCAGTTCATCTGCGCTATGCCATATCATTGTTGCACCTCCGGGTAGTAGCGTTCAAACTCGATCACCCACACCCACGGGTTAGTGTTCCAGCCGAAGCCCTGCTTGGCGTTGAGATAATCCCATAATAGGCGATACCAATGCCTTAAATATAATGGACAGTTTACACGAACTGCTCTTAGCTGCCGACTATTTAAGGCATCTGTTTCTATACCTTCTGCGATGCAATCCTCTGCGGTTATCTCTTGTAGGCGTTCAATCCTTATATCTTTCACTTTCAAAAATAAGCGGGCAGCGGTTTTGGGCATGTAGCGAGATGAACGCCATTTATCAGTATCGTTATGCACTCCGCCGCCAGCCTTGTACGCAAATCCTGCGCCGGATGCGCCTTCAATGTATTGCCACGTCTCTTTGACATAGAGGATGTCGCCAGGCTGATATCTTGGCATCAATATATTTTTATTTATTACAGGTAAAGCAGCGTTAAATAATTCGGCAACGCTTTGAGATGGCTGCGGTTTGATCACCCTTCTTGTCTGCGACTTTCTGCCTGCGAGGATGGCTTGTACCATTTCTGTAGTGAATGAGATGGGCTTCATGTTAGTCATATCAATCATACCAGAACCTCCACCATCCACCCAGCATTTCATCTGATTCATCCGGCCTGTATGTGCCAAAAAACCGCCATGCTGCCTTATTCAATTTGTCTGTTTTTATATAGATAGTATCAATGTGACTGATGCCGCTGCCTTCAAGACCACCACCAAAAGCACAGTTTTCAATGCCTATTTCAGCAATAAAATTCAGAAAATCTTTTGTAGGTATATCATGGTTGCCCTCTATGATATCAAGATCAGGTTCAAGATACTGTATAAGCTCATCAATACTTGCAAAAACAGTACAATCAAAACCATCTTGTCTGATCATAAATTCTGGAGTTGGCTTATTTAAATTGGCTTCGATTTCATACATCATAATTTCGCATCCTCCGCAAATCTGGCGTAGTCAAATTGCCAGTGTTTGCAATCGCGTACATTTCCTATATGGCGGCCTTTATAGTGTTCACATGTCATCAGACTAAACCGTTTTGGTTCATTAGGCGCAACAGTAATACGACTTGGCAAATCGTGAATGGCGGCGTTAGCGTGAGAGCAAGCCCAGCAACAGCCGTTTAACGCTCGCTCCATAGCCTGCACACGGGTTTCGAGTTCTGCATTCTGATAACGACATATTTCAAGATTGGTCGAGCACATTTTGTGCATTTCTTTATACATTTCTTTATCTGATATAGCTTCCAAGAGCTCATTTTCTAATTTTTTAAGCGCGTATAATATCGTTTCTCTTGTGTCATTAATTATATTTGTCATTGTTGCACCTCAAGAAGCGTGGCGATTTGGTTTAGCTGGCGGATAGTAAACTCGCAAACCGGACTGACATAAATTGTGAGATGATTTTTAAGGCATGTATATTTTTTAAATCCAAGTCCTAGCGCAGTATGTCCTTCTATCACCATGCCATTTGAGGTAAATTTTGTTGGTCTCTCATCAAATACTACTACATCAGCATAGTGGGCGATGTGGTCTTGGCATTTTGCGACACACATATACCAGTAATAAGATAATGGCATTGACTTTTCGTCTATATCAGCACAAAGCTCAAAAGGATTGATTACCTTAAAGCCAGCATTGCGTAAAGTCTCTGTCATATATGCCGCCTCTTTGCGTGCCTGTTCTTCCCGGCCTGAGACAGGTAATGATAGTTGGATTTTCATATTAAACCTCCACACTTAGGGCAAACTTGCTTCTTTTTGCCACATTTGGAACAGATATATACGGTTGTTGCCACATTCCATAACAATTTCCACTGATGTCGACAAAATAACCTTCGCAGAAATCGTATAAGCCTCATTGTTCTTCCTTCATTCTGCGTCTTTGTTCAATATAATATCGAATTTCCCCTTTAATGTAGTGAGCGTCTGCATCAAGGCGATTTATGGTTTCTAAGTGACGGTAGATATCCTGCCTAATAGCATCAAGATCAGTGGTTAAATATGTTACAAACTCTCCTGATTTGCTAACGATGCGTTCAAGTTTTCTAATATCTTCATCATTCATTCTTCACCCTCATAGCTTCCATGGCCTTGAACTTGCGGCACATGGCGGCAACTTGGATTAGCTCTTTGATGGCGTTTATGGCGCGACTTTCTATACAATTTGGGATAGATTTATCAGGCGGGACATCCCATGTGCGGGATTTATCTTTTTCGTGACATACATCAAACCACAAATCACAAATCACAAGTTTGATTGTCTCTATTTCTTCGTCAGCCTCCTCGATCTCCTCTTTCAGCACCGCATACCCTTCATGCCTGCTGGCGAAGGGGGGATACTTGGCATTGGCTCTTGACAGTTCGTCTTCTATAAGCTGGTTTATAATGTTGTTCATGTTATTGGATACCTCCGTTTATGTTTATGCAGGCGGCTATTTCTGCAATAGTCGCAGGAACCATGACAGCGGCAAGAGCGTGAAACTGCCTTTGCGCCGCGGTGCTGCTTCCGCCAGTCTTTTCTTTTTGGGTAATGTTTGTCAAAGCTCATATCATCCCCTGTGTTCACCCCCTGACCAGCAAGGGGCTTTCTGTTTTTCAAACCTTTTTTACTTGCGTTGCCTATGCAAGACGCTGTAAATACTATGTTTCTTTAGTACACCTCCTGTTTTGCGGTTCACTGGATTTCATCCTGTCTATCTCATTGCTTAGTTTCGTCATTTCATCCAGCAGTCACAAATATTTTTATATCTGCACCATTTACACCTATCCGAAATATCTCTTTCAGGCGCCGCCTGTGCTTCAATAATATTTTTTGCCCTTAACCGCAGCGCATCAAAATCAGCCTGATTAAAATCAAATCTTTCTGCGTATACTTCTGATGTGTCTTTGCAATAAACAACAATTATTGCTCTGTTCAGCTTGGCGTACCCCATATAGCATTGGCACTGACAATAGTATTCCGGAGCTACAGCACGGACTCCTTTCTTTTTAATTGTCTCGAACCTGCGCTTATTTGCGCTTTTAGCTTCAAATATATGGGGTTCTTTTGTTACCCCATGGATTATCCCATCACAATGACCGGAAAACTTATTATCAAAATCTGAAAATGCGAGCTGAGTATCAGTAATGCGGTATCCTGCTGACTGTAATAGCCGGATAAGCTCCTGTTCAATAAGATCACCTAAATGAAACAGCATAAGGACACGCCCATCAAGCGGTTCATATTCATATTTATTAAACGAGTACCAAAGCGCCCGGTCACAATGCCCTCCTATCTCGCTCATTCCCAAATAGTTGCGTGGTTTATCCTCTGCCTTTGTGGCGGCCTCATATATTGAATAAACGAGCTGTTCGGCTATCCTGTCTGTATTTACTGGTATTACCATCCGATCACCTTCAAATAATCCCCGTCATAATTAACAAGCAGCTTGCCGGGGATTACTAATTCATCAAACCGATCAACAAATTCCTGTACTGTTTCAGGATAAATATCCCTTGAAAAATCATTGTCACAATATTCACGCCAGAATTTTCTTGCTTTGACCTGACCGTAAAAACTGGCAGCACCTTCTATATCCAGAAAATGATTAATTTGCTGCGGCAATGCGCCGCCTGTATCAACCATCATAGACAGCTTAACCATGTGGTTACCTTTACGGCTGACATATGGGAGCGCTTCAATCTCCTGCAGCTGAACTTCAAACGGACTCCAATCAACTGCTCTGGCTTGTAGTTTCCCGTTAGCCGCTTCAGTCATCTCCATTGGCCAGGTATATCCGCATCGGCATCTTACTGCCGTTATGCCCACTAAACTTCCGCATTCTGGGCATATTTTCCCTTGTTTATCCTGCTCTCCTTTATGGCTGACAAACCCCGGGACAATGACACGGGGATTATCCGGGTCTCCGTGCTGTGTACAGTTCCCAGACAAATCCAAGATCAGAAGGTCGGTTTTCCCCTTATGCGGACGCAATCCCCTGCCTATCATCTGGACATATAAATCGCTTGACCTTGTAGGACGGCAGAATAAAATCAAATCAACCTGCGGTTCATCCCATCCCTCTGTTAAAACTCCTACAGAAATAATAAATTGCAGAAAACCCGCATGGAAATCACCTAAAACAACAGCGCGCTCTACAAAGGTTAATTGGCTGTGTATTGCCGCAGCTTCATATCCGGACAAAGTAAAATGTTTAGCCAGTAATTCAGCGTGAGCAATCGTTACCGCAAATATGCACACATGTTTACGATCTTCGCCGAATTCTCTATATGCCCTTACTGCGCTTTCAAGGTGTACTGCCCTGCTCATTACGTTTGAAAGCTCACGTTCAACATATTCCCCGCCATGGATTGACACTTCTTTTAATTCATTTTCAATATTCTCAGCTTCCACCGCGCGGTAAGGTACAAGATACCCGCCTGATTGCAGATCAGAAATTTTTTGCTGATATGTCAAAAGAGGAAACCAGTTTTGATAACCCTTCTTACATCTGTCACCATAGATATATCCATGCCCGGCGCGGAAAGGTGTTGCAGTTACTCCCAATAACCGCATAGAGGGATTATATTTGCGCAGCGTATTAATAAACCGCTGATATTGCGTACTGTCTTCATTATCTTTTATAGGCGGTACTCTGTGTGCTTCGTCTATTATCACTAAATCAAAGGGCGGTATTTCCCCAAGGCGGGGTTCAAGAGTCTGCAGGGTGCCGATAGTTAATTGTGCCTGTATATCGGTATACCCTATCCCTGCACAGGCTATCCCGATCGGAGCTTCCGGCCATACTTTCATCATTTTATCCACCGTCTGTGAAACTAAAATCTGACGATGCATAACAATCAAAATACGCATTTCTGAATGGTCTTTTAAGAAACGTTCTGCTAAAGAACAGAAAATAATCGTTTTGCCCCCCCCTGTAGGCACCTGTAATAGCGCTACAGGCTCACGGATAAGACTATCTATTAACGTATTTATAATTGTGGCTTGATATGGCCGAAGCTCAATCACTTGTTACCTCCATGGAGCTGCTGTTGTTTTCTTTGTTTCTGAGCCTTGAGGCGTTTGGGCAGATTTATCCGTCAAACTTTTAAAAGCTGAGATATTATTTTGTTCTCCATATTTATCATCGTTTTTTACTTTCACAGACACGAGAAGACTTTTGCCATGCAGCTCTTCTGTATCCTTAACGTAATTTGGATTCGGGTGTCCGGCGGCTATAGCCAGAGCTTTTAATCGTTTTTGAGCTACTTCATTTTCAAGGACGAAATTTTCAAACAGGACTAATCCGTTAAACTTTTCGTTGCCCTCAAGACGTAAAGCGAAAGTTGCCATGAGTTTACCTTTCTCTTTGGTAGTCATTACCTTAGAACTTTCAACGCACACACGATATTCACCCGGGGGCAGCACCGGTCTTTCTGACATTTCTTCCACATTGCTCATATCCATATTAATTTGCGCCATTTTGATCTCCCATTAATCGTTGATATATGTAGCCCAGATCAGGGCGTTCTGTTGGGTTTAGTTGTCCCTCATACCAAAGCCGCGCTTTGGCGGGGTACTGCTCCGAAGAAACTGTTTGGAAGGCGCGGAACGATCCTTTCTCGTCAGTGAATTCACGCATATAAAATACGTAATCAAAATAACTGATAAGGCGTGATTTTAATGCTTGTCCCGGCATAAGGGGGGCATAATATTTGCGTTTTAACTCATCTTCATCCCGTTCCGGCAAACAAGTAAAAATCACATTATAATGCTGCATATCACGGAACATCTTAATCACCTTGGTCATAGATGCCTGATATTCGCCCCACATGGCATATGTATCTTTTTTATCAAATCTGTCTTTCAGATGTTCCGCACAGCGGTCAGCTATCTCTGTAAGGCTGTCAATAAAGATCCATTTGTATTCCTGTGTGAATTCCGGTGCTTGCAGACTGGCAAAAGCATCTTTAAGATCATCAATGCTGTTTATCTCAGCACCGTCTACTTTCCCTGCCAAAATTAAATCACGAACAACAAGCAGTCCCCCCTCTGCCGTTAAAACAAAAACTTTTTCATCTTCCGGGATAGTGCGTATAAGCGATGTTTTACCTATCCCGGCAGGGCCGATAATTAATGCAGTAAACCTGTTCATCTGACCGATATTAATCGGCTTCATAACTTCCCTCCCTTTGGCAAAGCGGACAGATATCACGATCATTAACAACTATCCATGCCAATCCGTCCGCGTAATACTGTGTATTTTCTTCGGTGTCAGTGCCGCCGCATTCATCACAGACAAGCATTGTGTCACCGACTAAGTCTTTATATTTCATACGAACTTCCCTGCCTTTTTATGCAATTGTTTAAACAAGTCTTTTAATTCCCTGTCTGCCAGCTCTAAATAACGCAACCTCGCTTCGGCGTACTGGTTTGTTGCCTGATACCGCCGCCATACCTGCTGTTTCCGGTGCTGGATAGCGGATATCTTTTCAGCGATTGCTCGTGTTGAGTTCATTTACTCCCTCGTATCCTATCAACCAATTCAATAGGGAAATCCGCTATATCTGCTGCATTTTCAAAAGTATATCCTAGAGAAGGGGGAATAATTACGTACTCACCATCTGATCTAATGTCTATTTTTTTCCAAAACTCACTTACACTAGGGAACCCCGGAGAATACTTAAAATAAAGGTGCAACCCATGAGGGGATTTTACTTTACGTGTTACAGGCAAAGAGCCATATTTCTGTTCAAGAGCAGCAAGAGAGCGCTCGCAGTCCACATCTAAAACTATTAGATTGCTTAACCACCCTGTAGGCATACCCCAAAGAGCATCAGGATATTCTTTTCTCCATGCTTTTATCTGTTCAAAAGAAATAGTTGCCGCATGCGATGGATACTTTACGTATGGGCTTTTATTTGGTTTACAAGGAAAGACAGGTATATTAACATCAAACATATATCGCTGTAATATGTCCCCCTCCTCTTCTGCTTCGTAGCTGCCGGAGTTACCGCTCACGTAATCCCGGCAGAACGTACAGCCTTGCTTAATCGTCTCCATCTCACGCAGAAGGTCTGCGACCTGTCTTTCTAAATTAGCGATGATTTCAGCGTCACTCATGCTTACCCTCCTGTAAACGCACCTATATTGCCGCGATTTTTCGCGTAATTTTTTAAACTTAATTTGCTTGGGATCGTCACCCTCTGTGTGAGATACTCCCGCGCTCTCCCAAGGTTAACCCCTGGAACCCTCCCCCCTTTCCCGGGAGGGGAGGGCTTCAATGGTTACCAGTGCGTGCATCTATAGGAGGTTACTATGGATGTTTTTATCATAAAATCATTCATTTCCGGTTTGCTAAACCACTCTATTTTGGCTAAATCTGCGCCGCATTCCGGGCACACGCATAAATCCGCGCTTTCTTTTTTATGTTG